GTTCCCGCCCTGCGGCATGCTGGTGGAGCCACCGCCCTTCCCCGGCATCGAACCGGGTGCCGGTCCCTGTTGGGTAGCCGGCTTGCCCAGCGGCAATGTCTGGGAGCTGCCGCCCTTTCCCTGCATAAGACCGAGCATCAGCTTATCCTCGTCAACGGAATGCCGAGTTTGCGGAAATCGACCGTCCAGAAACCATCATCAAGGAACACCGTCCCCGGCGCGTCGAGCAACAGGTCTTGCGCCATCGGGCCAATGAACCGCTCGTCACGCCCGATATAGTTGAAGGCGTAGACGCGAATGCCGTTCACCGCGCCAAGCGCAACGATGTTTTCCTTCAGCCGAATATCGCACTTGCCGCCGAAGAGAGAGCCGAGGCCGCTCAGGATCCCGCCCACCCCTACGGGTTGCCTGCTCGTAGCCACTTGTTGACCATACGGGCCAGCGGCACCGGCAGCAGCCGATTGAAGCATACCCAATCTGCCCCACGATTCATTGTCCTGCGCGTACCATTTGGCCACTTCGTCCGACAGTTGCTTCTGCGACTGATCATCGAGGATATTGCCGGCTTGCAGGGTGGCGCCGGCCCCGGTGAGCTGGTTCTTGAAATTCTGCTGGTCGAGGCCGGCCATGGAGTTGGTGGTGTTGAGCGCCCGGTCCAGCCCCGTGTTACGCTGCTGGTCCAGCATGCCGACCGCTTTGAACTGGTTATCCGTCTGCCGGTTGAAATCGTTCTCCAGGCCCGTCATGAGCATGTTGGACGTGTTGTCGGCGATCGTGCCCTGATTGGCCCCGGACCCATACCGGCCCGCCCCGGAAAACTGGCTCTGGATCAGTGCGTTGGAATCGCCGATCTCGCGCTCCAGCCGCTGCCGATAGAACGGGTTGCCCTCGCCCTTGAGATAATCCCCGGAGGCATAGCCCTGCAAGTTTTCAGATGCCGAGCTCGGGCCGACCGATGCTTCGCCTATGCCTGCGTATAGCGGACGAGTGCCTGCGGTGTTCCAATTATTCCCGGCTTGGGCCAATTGGTTGACGCCGGACATCGTCGTCCCGGACAACGGCGCGACGGTCGAGCCCATGTAGGTGTTGCCGCCTGCACCCGAATTATATAGACTAGATGCATCACGAGCCGACTGCGAGAACAGTGGAGCAGCCCACTCAGGTGGTTTATTCTCTTGCGTTGTTTTACTTTGCTTTGACATCTACAGCCAGCCCCAAGTTGTGCGGCGCATTATATCGTTTATAGTGCCTCTGGAGACACCAAATATTGCGGCTATTTCACGATCAAGAAATATCCCATTCAACTGGCGGATTTCTCGGACATTGGCTTCCGTAAGTTTTGACCGCCCCTGCCGTTCACCACGGTTATGTGTCCCATGGATAAGCTTGTCAGCCATGTTCTCGGCGTGGGTCTTCCAAGAAAGATGCCGCTTGGCGACGCAGCCGAGATGGCCATTACCGCATGAGTGAGCCGCTTCATGTTCCGGCGTCGGCGGTGGGCCGTACAGTTCCTCGCACGCGAGGCGATGGACATATTTACCGCCGCCTAGTTGGGCATAGCCAGCCTTGATCCTGGCGTAGGGCCAAATCAAACATTCGTTGCCATCGTAGGCAAGAACCACTTCCCTGAGATGCCGGTATGGTTCCCCATTTGAGACCCGCCCAGCTAGCGGGTGTCCATGTCTGGCGTAGCGGTGGTAATGCGCGCCGCACCAGCCCATTGTTCGCGCCGACTTGCCGCACCCATCGATTTTGCATAAGGATTTGTCAGCCATTTCGACCTCTCATCAGGTTGGCTTGGTTAGGGCTGAGGCGGTGTTAGCGCACCAAATCAGCCCGTCTCTTATAGCAGTTTTCGCGCATCCCGTCGCAATATAACGGCGTACTCCGTGTAACCATATTTCTTGAGCGCCCGGAGCCACGCCCTCGAGCCAATTGCGGAAGTCAGGTCAGCCCCGATCTCATCGCACCACGGATGGATGGCCGCCACCATTGCATCAGCGCATTCGGCCCAGCGTTCGCCGGCCATGTTGGTCAGTGTGACGATCTTTTTCCCCGTCGCGTCCACGGTCTTGACGTTCGTCATGCAGAACGAAACGAAGGTGCCGTCGTCATCGAGGATGAGCCACAACTGCTGAGCGCCTTCGATGCACTCGCCTGCCAGGCTTTCGAGCGTGCAATCGTCGGGAAACTTGTCGGCGAGTTTTCCCATGGCTGCGGTGATCGCCGGGCCGTATGGTTCAAGCCGCTCGAATGGCCAATCACTGGTATTGACGGTTTTCACCGCGAGCCCGCCGGCTGCGAGTTCACATCCATCGATTGTGCATGCGTCCAAGGGGCATCTTCCAGCACCTGGAGCTTGAACATATGATACCGTGACCGACTGCGACCGCGGACGATGCCCGTATTTGACGATGGGCCTCTATACGGGGACCAGACTACGGCATCCGAGCGCCTCATTCGAGCGCCGATCGAGACGCGGAACGAATGTGTGTCGATCGCCGGCAATATCTCATGCAGGCGTGTCACCATGCCATCGACCGCGCCGGCTTCCTGCGTGGTGATGATCGCTTCGGCATTCGGCCCGGAATAAAACCCGAGCTTGTGATCGACATCGAGCGCCGCCATGACCGGAGCCCCGCCCTGCCAGACCTTGGAATCGAGCGAGAACGGGAGAGCATCCAGACTTGACGAAATCGCGCTCAGTCCCTCCAGCGTATAGCCGAGCGTGCCGGACGCCAGCGGGAACAGCACGTCCTGCGTCATGTCGATCTGGGTGAATTCGCCGACGCCCCAATCGTAAATGATGATCTTGTCGAAAGCGTCCTGCGGCGCCGTGTACCTGACAGCGAGGTAGTAGCGGTTGAAAAACGGGTCTATCTCCGCGAACAGAGCCGTCAGGTCCGGGCCGGTGATCCTGCCGAACACCGTGCGGTCGATCTTCTCGAAGCCAATGGGAATGACGCTTCCGTCCGAATTGAGCTGGAAAAGGCCGCCGCTGTCGGCAAAGATGGTGAAGGAACCGCGGGAGGCGATCGAATACGGCGCAGCCGCGCCCCGGTCCTCGTGGATTTTGGTGAAGGTGAATATCTCCACCGAGCCGGGAACGAACGTGCCGGCATAGATCGCCCGCTTGAGGATGACGAACGGATTGGTGGCGGAACTGGAACCCTGCACCACGCCGCCATCGGGGAAGTCTTGGTAATCGCTGTTGTTCGTCCCCGGCGTCCATCCGGTGATATCGTTCAAAGCCGACCAGTGGACGCGGTTTTCGTTGCCGCTGAGGTTCATCAGTGCAAGGAAATCGCCCCACGCCTTGATATAGCGGGCTCTTGGCGGACTCCCGGCCAGGTCGGCGAAGTTGGTCGAAACCCCGATCTCGAAAACCTGGGGATTGTCGTTGATATTGACCGCGACGACATAATCGCCGAACTGCTCGAACTGCCAGCGCTCATCGACCGTGGATGCATAGATCGCCAACCCCTGCATCGTAACATCGTCGATGTCGAGCGTAGTGGTGCCCGTTACGATAAACGCCAAGCCTATGTTGCCGGTAGCAGCCGTGAGATATTCGGTGTAGGTGCCGTTTGCCGATCGAAGCGTGCCCGAGACGGTGGTGCCGCCGGTCAGCGTCAGCGTGACACCCCCGGCGCTGTAGCCGGAGACGGTATAGACGATCTTGTAGGTAGTCCCCACAGTCGGGGCTATCGTCTCGACCAGATATTCATTGGTCGGGGAGGCTGTGAAGTGAGCCTTGCCGGCCGAAATAGTGACGCTCGCCCCGCTCTTGCCCCAGACCGTGTCAGTGGCGAACGTGCCGTTCACGGCTATATCAGCCGCCAGCCTCGACACATGATCCCAAGCCAGGGTCGTGCCGTTGAGCTGGTATATCTTGGATGCGGTCCCGACGAAAATGACGATCTGCCCGGTTGAATTGCGGGCCGAGAATGCGCCAGTCGGCTGTGCCGGCACGGCCTGCGAGAACGGCTCAAGCTTGGGAAACGGGATATAGTCTGTTGCAGCGCACAAAACGTTCACCACGTCGGATGCGAACTGGCTGTTCAAAGCCGCGACATCGGGGCGCCAACGGGCGAGGGGTACGGTTGCCATCAGTCGTCCCTGCTGGAGATCATGTCTTCCCGAACCAACTCCGCAAGGTAGCTCGGCATCAGTCTGCGCGGAATCGGTGAGCGATCTGGATTCCAGCGAAAGCCCAACGAATGAGCGCCATCGCTAAACAGACCGATGACGACGAAGCCGACCAAGTCGCTGTCCTTGTCGTTGTAGCCGGCGACTATGCGCGCGTGCTCGATCAGCTTTCCGCGCCAGTTCTCATCACCGGGGTCTTTCGCAACACGGTCCAAGACGCGGACGATGGCGCCGCCCGCCTTCATCCTGATCTTGCCGATGCGGGCACCAGTCATTCAGAAGCACGTCGCCCGAAT